GTCCGATTTCCCACATTGCGTGGAGGTTTAGATAGACTTAAAACTAAAAGCCACAATTTGCGAGGCAACTGTTTTGCTAGTTTCAAAGTCTTAAACAAATAAAAAACTAGCACTAAACTTTAGATATGGAAAATAATATGGAAAATAATATAAAAAAATATTTCACATTTTTAGATGAGATTACAGACAGCTCGGTTGCTAACATTGATGGCTACCCTGCACAATTACAAAACAAATTCAAATTATCCAATGATACAGCTACAGAAATTGTTGCTGATTGGTTATTAATAAAAGAAGAAAATATTTAAAAAAGAGGTGTAGCATATTGCCCTCATAAATCACCTTTTCGTATGCTACTCAGTTCTGAATGTTTTGCCTGTGACATACCTCAAAACAGGTATTGACTTTTCAATCTAAAAATGTTATAATGGTCAACAATTTAATCTATAGGAGGATTATATTATGGCAGTAGAATATGCTAATGGAAGTTCGTTGTGGGCAAGTGTGTCTACACCGAATAAGTTCGGTCAGTATTTAATATACTTGACAACAAATGAAGATGAAGCTAGTCGTTTAGAAAGCATTGGTTTATCAAGAGTTAAAGATAAATCAGGTGCTGAAAAATACGAAGAGCCTACTTTTAAGTTTGCTAAAAGAGTTGCAAACAGAGATGGTGCTACTAATCCTGCACCAAAGTTAATTGATACTGATGGTAATACATTAGATACTTTGGTAGGTAATGGTAGTGATGTGACAGTAAAGTTTAAACCTTACTCAAATGACTTTGGAACTTTTGCTGAGTTAGTTGCAGTAAAGGTTAATAACTTAGTTGAGTACGGGGAAGCAGACCCTGACAACGAGGAGTTTTAATTATGATTATTAGTTTTGATGGTAAGTCTTACGATACAGAAAAAGTTTCTGATGAAAAAGTAAGACAACAAATACAGGCTTATGTAAGTCAAATGGCATTTAACAATCAAATGCAAATTAGTTTACAAAAGTCTAACGATAAACTACAAGAAGAATTAAGACCTTTATTAACTGATGAGGCATTGGTAGAAACTGATTCCAAGTCAGAGGATAATAATAAGTAAACCACTATGGAGGGTGGCATGAATAATGGATTTGATAAGGTGCATCAACCTTGCCCACTATGTAATTCTAGCGATGCAGTTGGTATTAATACTGATGGTTCAGCTAAGTGTTTTAGTTGTGGCGAGTTTATGCCTGATTATAATAAATTATTTAATGGGGAAAGTGTAATGGAAACTACTACAAAAAAATCTTCTTACGATAATCCTGTTGGTCAAGGAACATTTGCAGACTTGACCGATAGGAGAATTAGTAAGGCAACAGCACAGAAGTATGGTGTGACTGTACTACATGATAAGGCAGGAGATGTTATTCAACATTTCTATCCTTACTATAATGGACACGAACTAAGTGCTACTAAAACTAGATACTCAAAAGACAAAAGATTTTATCTTAGTGGCTCATTTGAAAATACAGGTTTGTTTGGACAACAGTTATTTAAACAAGCTAAGTATATAACAATAACAGAGGGCGAGTGTGATGCCATGGCGACCTATGAATTACTAGGTAGTAAGTGGGCAGTAGTATCAATTAAAAGAGGTTCAGCAGGTGCAGAAAAAGATGTTAAAGAAAGCCTAGAGTTTTTAGAGCAGTTTGAAAATATTATTATTGCCTTTGACAATGACAAAGCAGGTAAAGAAGCATCAGTAAAAGTTGCAAGACTGTTTAAACCTGCCAAGTGTAAGATAATGACAATGCCTAATGGGTGGAAAGACCCTAATGATATGCTTAAAAATAATAAGCATAAAGAGTTTGTTGAGGCATGGTGGTCAGCAAAAACATATACTCCTAGTGGAGTTATAAATGTTTCTGAAACTAGAGATAAGTTTCACAACAGAGAAAAGAAAGAGAGTGTTCCTTATCCTTGGGAAGGGCTAAACAAAAAGTTATATGGACTTAGACAAGGAGAGTTAGTTACTTTAACAGGTGGCACAGGACTAGGTAAGTCAAGTGTCACAAGAGAGTTAGAGCATCACTTAATAAAAACTACGCAGGACAATGTAGGTGTCATAGCTTTAGAAGAAGATTGGCGAAGAACAATAGATGGTATTATATCTATTGAGGCTAATGCCAGACTTTACATTGACCAAATACGAGAACAATTTAGCACAGATGATATAGATAAGTTTTTTGATATACTCTATGATGGCGATAATAAAAACAGAGTTTGGGTTCATGCTCACTTTGGCACAACAGATATAGATGAGATATTTTCTAAACTAAGATTTATGATTATTGGGTGTGGTTGTAAATGGGTGGTGGTAGACCACTTACACATGCTAGTTAGTGCAACATCTGAGGGCGATGAAAGACGAGCCATAGATAATATTATGACTAGACTAAGAAGTATGGTTGAAGAAACAGGTGCAGGTATAATATTAGTATCTCATCTAAGACGAGTTGATGGTAATAAAGGACATGAGAATGGCATACAAGTTAGCTTATCACATCTTAGAGGCTCTAATAGTATAGCACAGTTATCCGATTGTGTGATAGCTTTAGAAAGAAATCAACAGGCTACTGACCCTGAAGAGTCAAGAACAACAAAAGTTAGAATACTAAAATCAAGATACACAGGAGATGTAGGACTTGCTACTCATTTATTATATGATGGAGATACAGGCAGGTTAGCAGAAGTTGTAGATGATTTTGATGATTTACAATCTGAACAAGGAGATGCATTTTGAGATTAATATTTGACATAGAAACAGACGACCTAAATGCTACTAAGATATGGTGTATTGTAGCACAAGATATAGACACTAATAAAATTTATAAGTTCCCTCCTGATAAACTAGAAGAGGGATATAAGTTTTTACAAAGTGCTGAACAGTTGATAGGTCATAATGTTTTAGGGTTTGACATACCTATGGTTGAAAAGTTTGGTAATATTAAACTTACGGACAATGTGGTAGATACTTTAGTATTATCTAGGTTGTTTAACCCAACAAGAGAGGGAGGACATAGCCTAGATAATTGGGGTTATAGATTATCATATCGCAAGATAGAGTTTGAGGATTATCAAAACTATTCAACAGAGATGTTAAACTATTGCGTTAGAGATGTTCAACTGAATACTTTAGTTTACAAAAGATTACAAATAGAGTCAAAAGGTTTTTCAAAAGAAAGTGTAGACTTAGAACATCAAGTAGCAAAAATAATGAACCAACAAGAGATAAATGGATTTAGCTTTGATAGTAAGTCTGCTACTTTACTACTTGCACAATTAAGAGAAAGATTACAAAGTGTAGAAGATGAAGTTCATAAAACATTTAAACCTAGATGGGTTGATGATAGAATAGTTAAACCTTACATTAAAAAAGATGGCTCATTATCGAAGAGGGGTCTAACAGATGATGAATATAATACATGCCTAACCAATAACGATTTTGAGCCATTTATGAGAAGAAAACTAGAGCCATTTAATTTAGGCTCAAGAAAACAAATAGGAGAGTATCTTATAGAGATGGGTTGGAAACCTGAAAGATTTACTCCTACTAATCAACCAATAGTTGATGAGAAAACTTTATCTCAGATAACTCATATCCATGAAGCAGGTTTAATAGCAGAGTTTTTATTACTACAAAAACGCATAGCACAAATCGACTCATGGATTGAAGCAGTTTCAGAAGATAACAGAGTACATGGTTTTGTTATTCCTAATGGAACTATAACAGGTAGAATGACACATAGAAATCCTAACATGGCTCAAGTTCCTAGTCTAGCTTCTCCTTATGGTGAAGAGTGTAGAGCTTGTTGGGTAGTAGACGAAGGATATAAATTAGTAGGTATTGATGCTAGTGGTCTTGAGATAAGAATGTTAGCACATTACATGAATGACGAGGAGTTTATTAATGAAATTATCAACGGAGATGTACACAGCTCTAATCAAAAACTTGCAGGACTTAAATCAAGAAATCAGGCTAAAACATTCATCTATGCCCTCATGTACGGAGCAGGAGATGAAAAACTTGGCAAAGTGGTTGGAGGGAATAAAGCAGCCT